CATAAGCAAAACATTTTTACAGGCACTCAGCGGTCATTTAAACGGCTTTTACTTTCAAACACAAGCTCACAGGGGGTTTCATGGCTAATTTACAGCTAGTTTTTAACTATAAGAAGAATATTTGGTCTGCACCAGTAGAATATAAGGATTTGACCTATGCAAAAGAGATCGCAATAGATTTAGAAACTAGAGATGATGGTATTAATGAAGGATTAGGGGCTGGCTGGGCTTTAAACAAAGGTAAGATAGTTGGTTTTGCTGTAGCTACTGATGGTTGGCAGGGTTACTATCCTATGGATCATTATGGAGGTGGTAATTTAATTAAAGAACAAGTAATTAATTATATGAAAAAGATATGTGCGCTGCCTTGTCGTAAGATATTTCACAACGCACCCTACGATGTGGGATGGCTTCGAGCTCATGGTATTGAGGTCAAAGGGGAGATTGTCGATACCATGATTGCTGGAGCATTGATTGATGAGAACAGGTACTCTTACAGGTTAAACAGTTTAGCAAAAGATTATCTTGGTGAGATAAAAGCAGAAACAGATTTAAATGAGGCAGCTAAAATGTTTGGTGTAGATCCGAAGGCTGAGATGTGGAAGTTGCCAGCTGAACATGTTGGACATTACGCTGAGCAAGATGCACGGCTCACGTATCTTTTATGGCAGCACTTCAAACATGTAATAAATAAAGAAAGTTTAGATACAGTATGGCAAATGGAAAGAGATTTATTACCTATACTTATTGATATGAGATGGAAGGGTGTTCGTGTAGATGTGCAAGAAGCAGCTCTACTTCGACAAAACTTTATAAAAAAAGAAAAAGATTTATTACATAAGATAAACAAAATGATTGGTAAAGATATAG